TAGTGGTAGATGGTTGACTATTACAGGAGTAACTACAAATACTTTTGTGGTTAATGTAGGAATATCTTCTAACACTACTGCTCATACTTTCCAGACAGCACTTAGTGATTGTCTCCAGAAACAGAATGATGTAATTCAAATCAAACCAAATTCATTGACATTTACTTGTGCAATGGATGATGATAGTAGTTACCATTCATATCCAAGACCAACTGATCCATTCTATAAGAAAGATATTGCTGTTGAATCTGTAACCACAAATACTATTACGGTTGATGTTGGTAAGACAACTGCTGGAACTTATACTCCTACTGCTGCTGATTATAACCATACTACTGGTGATATGGAGTTGACAGTTGGGGCACTTGATGTAACTAACGCAACATACAATGCCACAAGTGGTGATATGGAGTTGACTGTTGGTCTTAATCATGGATTGACTACTGATGATACCATTGGTCTTAAACCAGAATCTCTCACCTTTACTTGTGCTGCTGCAACAGGTACTCATACATTTGTTACTGGTGTAACTAATGGATTAACCTTTGATGTTGGTGGAACTTTAAGTCAAAAGACTGCTGCTGCTGGTACAACATATACTCCTGCTACTGGACTTCTAGTATTGGAGATTGGATCTCATAGTTATACTACTTCTGATACTCTTGAGATTGATGATCAGGCAGTCATCTTTACTTGCGATGCTGATAGTCATGCTACACAGCACCCTTATCCTCGTTCTTCCGACCCTGCATCTGGACAAATATTATCAATTGATGCTGTAACTGGAACAACTGTTACTGTTGATGTTGGACAAAGTAATCAAACTCAATCTGCGTATCCTAGATTAACTGGTTCTCGTGCTGTAGGTGGTATAGATTATGCTGCCAAGAACAGACTCGCTATTACAGGAACTAGTTCTACAACTATTACAGTTAACGTTAACGGTGGTCAGGGTGCTATTAGCGTACCATTATCTCATACATATGCTTCCAGTCTACCTGGTGCAGTGATGACTGGTCATAGATTGCTTGCTGGTACTAGTATTAGACTTGCACCTAATAGTTTGACATTCACTTGTACTCAAGGTGGTGGTAACCAAACATACCCACGTACAACTGACCCATTCTATAATAAGTCAATTAACATTAAATCAGTAGGTACAGATAATGTAGATGATCCTGATACTGCTTCATATAATCCTAATAATGGTATATTAACACTTGACATCAACAACCACGGTCTTTCTGCTGGTGATTTGATTAAATTTGAGGATGGAGCAATCACATTCAAGTGTCAGTTAGATAATGAGATTAGTGTTCATGCTTATCCAAGATCAACTGATCCTTGGAGTCAAAAGTGGTTAGAACCTACAATCATTAGTGCTGATCAGCTTTCTGTTAATATTGGTGCTTCACCTGATACTTCTTTACACACGTACGTAACATGTACACCTAACGGTATTAAGAAGCAAGATGGTACTATTATTGTTAATGTTGGTATTGCTGCTACTGCTGATCAGTACCCACATACATTTGTTGCTGGACAAAGTGCTGCTATTAATGCGATACAAACTGGTGGTGATTTCACTCATACATTTACGAGTGCTGATGAAGAATGTATTGAAGGTCCAGTAACTACTGCTACCCTCAACAATACCGCAGCATTAAAAAATATACGTCTAATACAATCACCAGTCTCAGGTGAGACTCAATCAGATAATATCTGGCCAAGTGGTCAAAGAGAGACTTTTGATGCTGGTGGTTGGACTGTAACTGGTGGTACTATTTCTAATGATATAGGTGTTGCACCAGACGGCACTATGACTGCTGACAAGTATATTCCTGGTGCTAATACTAGTGCTAAGGTAATTGAAAGAGAATTTACACTACCAACATATGATACCTTTGATAAGGACACAATCAAATTTGATGATGCTATCAACAAGTTTGACGAAGGTTCTTCACTATCCTATCAGGAATATACATTCAGTTGCTTTGTTAAGCAAGATGAGTATTATAAGTTCCGTCATAGTATTTCATGGAGTGCTACCGATAAGGCAGAATTTACATGGGATGCAGTAACAGGTGCTATTGGTCCTTCACTATTCATTAACGGTAACGTAATTGTTGGTGATGGTTCAGATTCAAATGGTATGAAGGGAACATACTGGGGTGTTAAACCTTATGGATTTGGTTGGTTCCGACCATTCATAACAATTCGTGTTCCATTCGGTATTTCTACTATCACTATGAAGGAATACATGCTCAATAATACTGGTACTTTATCTGGTGGTGGTTCTGAGGGTGATGGTACTAAGGGTTCATTTATCTGGGGTGCTAAACTTAATAAGGGATTCCTAGACATCTATCAGTCTGAGGCTGGTGAGAAGTTCTATATCTCTGATGAATTTAATATTAAGAACTATATTCTTGATAAATTTGAGGACTTTGTTGAGGAGCAACTCAATAATAATTTGATTAATCCTGCTCCTGATTCTGGAACAATACCTGCTTACAAACCAGAATTGAACATATACTATGATACACCTGAAGTAATGTTCCGTATCAAGAATACTATCAGACTTTATAAGTCACAACTTGTAGATGATAGTTTCTATGAGCAACAAACTGGTTATGTTGGTGTAACACTTCCAACAACTACGTACGTGGCTGGTGGTACTAGAAACGTTCCTGTAGGACTTGGACAAAAAATAGTTGGTTCTGATCACTTCTATGCTGTTGGATCTGATAGTTATGCTGAAATTGAGAAAGTTACAAGTAACGAAGCAAGAATTGCTAAGATCTTTAAGAGATTTAGTTTCAAAGCAGATCAAGTTACTCTAGGTGGTGGTAATGCAGACTTCGCTTTAGGTGAAATCATACAAATCACTGGTAACGCTGCTATAACAGGTGTTGTTTATGCTACTTCTTCTGATGATAACTTCCGTTATATGGACGTTGTAATCAGTGCAGGTACATTCACACAATACCTAGGAATTACAGGTCAAACTTCTGGTGCTGCTCTCGCAGGTGGTACTAACCTTGTTGGATCTATTACGAACTTAACAAATGCAGGTGCTAACGTAAATAGAACTCAAGGTTCTTACGATGGTATCGCTGCTACAGGTGGTAATGGTTCTAACGCAACATTTAACATAACTGTTGATGATCAAGGTGCTGCTAATATTACAATTGCTAATGGTGGTACTGGATATGGTGTTAGTGATGTATTAACACTTCCTGATGCACTATTAGGTAATGGTGGTGCTCCAAATATCACATTTGAAGTTGGTACTTTAACTAACGCGGGTATTCAAACTATCGTTGATAGATTCCAAGTTATTAATCTCGTTAATGAGATGAAGGCAGGATACTCATTCAAGGGTTATAGTAGTGGTGCTAAGGCAGATATCGTAGCATTCAATAAGAATGAAGGTGCGGTTCTTGATAATACTGGTGGTAAACTTACAATTGATACTGAGAGTGTCGTAGGTGCATTTGAAGAGAATTCAGTTGTTTACCCAGATGCTACTAGAATTTACTTAGATGTTACTAAGCATCCTTCAATAGCAGCAAATATTGCTACGGGTGATAAGGTTGTTGCTACGGGATACACACGCTTAGGTGTTACTCTCACAGGTGCTAACGCAACTCTTGACTTCTCTGTTGGTCAGTATGTTTATCAAGCAAACAATAATCAGTCAATAATTGACGGTGGTGCATATGGTATTGTTACTGGATGGGATGATGCAAATAATTACTTGTACGTGTCACCAATAGGATCTTCAGCATTCGCTAATGGTCAATATATTGGTCAATACCAATTAGGTGAAACTTCAAGTCCAATAATTTATGGTCAGGTATCTACTACAGTTAACGCAACTACAACTGCTTACGGTACAGTCAGTAGAATTGATGAAATTGGATTAACGAATCGTGTGTATCTAAGTGATGTTGTTGGAACATTTACTGGAAATGATACTATCATTTCTGATGATGGATATAAAGCAGCATCTAGTGAGAAGATAGATGTCGTAGGACGTACTAAGCGTTGGTTCGTTGGATTTGATGGTACACAAACACAGTTCAAACTAACTGAGCAAAACGGTACTCCATACTTCCCAGATCCTGAAGGTCACATGATGGTCTTTGTGAATGGTATTCTACAACCTCCAGGCGCGGCTGGTTCATACACAGCATTCTCTGACATCATACAGTTCAACGAAGCACCTACCATTGGTTCTTCCTTCACTGGTTTCTACGTAGGTAAGATGCGTCAGTTGGATGACATATCATTTGAGTTTGACTCATTGAGATCATCCTTCAACCTTAAGCGTGACGGTACATTCTACTCTATCGCACTTACTGAAGGTGTACAGGCAACTGAGTCTATTATCGCAGACAACAACATCATTATCTCGCTTAACGGTGTTATTCAGCAACCTGGAATCGGTTTTGAACTTGTTGGTTCTCGTGTCGTTTTCAAAGAAACTCCTCGTGTAGGATCAACATTCGTTGGTTTCGCATACATTGGTTCTGATGCTGACGTTACGCAGTCTGAGATTGTTCCTCCAATTGAGGCAGGTGACCTCTTAGACATTCAAGGTGAGACTGAAGATAGAGAAGTTGCTGTCATTGAATCTTCTAATACACTAGTAACATTTGAGTATATCGGATCTGTATTTGGTCGTGATGCTCAAGGTAATGCTGCTATCGTTAAGAATAGAATTGATTCTGTTCAGGTAACCAATCCTGGATCTGGATTCAGCGCACGTCCAGTTATCCGTGTTGACAGTGCATCTGGTTTTGATGGTGCAGTTAAAGCACTGGTTGGTGTTTCTCGTGTAGATACAACCGCCCCTGGTTCAAATTATAATTATCCTGGTGTTACTATCACTAACGTGGTTGCTGATGAATGGACTGCTCCAGATCTCAGTGCATACGGTGAAGAAGCTCTTTATAAAGAAGAGGTTGTTGATACTGATGTTATTAATGTAACACCCGAAAATCTTGCCAACGTGGACAGTGGAGACATTCCTGGACAAGGATCATCTCCAGCGGGTACAGGTACTACAGTTGGAACCTTCGCTGTAACAAGCATATGGTCAAGTACACCCGCCCCATAAATATTAAAAAGTTCTGTAGACATGCCAGCTTCTAATACTACTGCTACTATTGATGGGAATACTCTTACTGTAACAAGTAATGGTCTTCCCGATCCTGCTTTGGCTGGATATCCTTTAGGTTCTGGGAATTTTCCTAATAATCCTAACAATATCTCTGCACAAACTTATAGTTTTGATATTACATATAGAGGTGGAACTAATACTTCTAACCCTCAAGCAACTGGTCTTGGTGGTATAGGTATTGCACTTAATGGTGTATTGATGACCAACCCTTCTGCGGCTGGTGGTCCTCTACCTGGTGATACTAATGCTCTACCAGCGAACTTTCAATGGAATGCAGTATATAATGAAGAAGCGTACGGTGTAGACCCTTGTGGGGGTCACCCAGAGCAGAATGGATCATATCATTATCATTCAGGAAGTTTTCTTACTAACTGTTGGGCAAACGGAGTAATTCAATCCAATGGATACTTCTCAAATTCCAACTATGAAGGTAACTTCTTTAGACATCCTGATGGTCATTCAAAGATCGTTGGTGTATGTTTTGATGGGTATCCGATATATGGACCATTTGGGTATAAAGTTTCAACTGATAATTCACAAGGAACTAAAAGACTCACTAGTTCATATAGAGTATTAACTACTCCACCTGCGAATAGGACATATAGTTACAGCCAATATAATGCTGGAACTTTTATCCAAGATTATGAATACGTAAATGGTTTAGGAGACCTTGATGTTTATAATGGTAGATACGCAGTTACTCCTGAATTTCCTAGTGGTACATTTGCTTATTACCTCACATTAGATGAGGATAACAAGCCAGTTTACCCATACATCTTCGGTCCTAGTACTAAAGAACAGAGACCTTCATAAATACTTAAAAACTTAGTCTAATGGCAAAACAACTACTAGCACTTGGTACTACAGCTAATGATGGCACTGGTGATTCACTACGTGCTGGTGGTACTAAAGTCAATGAAAATTTCACAGAACTCTATGATTCATTAGGTGGATCGGCTGGAGCAGGAAACCTTCTAGTAAGTACTGCATCTCCTAACTTAGGAGATTCTTTGACTTGGAATGGTACTGCTTTTGCTCCAGGTCAAGGTACTAATAAAGCAACGTTAGAACAGAATTTAAACGTTAATGGATATAACATTGTATCTTCAGGTAATGGTAATATTGTAATTCAATCGGATGGAAGTGGTGATATTGCTTTAAGAAATGGTACTAATGCTACCGATACTATTATTGATGGTGCTGATGGATTTCTAAAGTGGAATGCTCCTTATGTTGCATCTGCTAATCTTCCTGCACATGGAACGTATACAGGAATGTTTGCCTATGTTAATGATGTAGGTAAAGCATATTATTCAGCAGCTGCTGGATGGCGTGAGATCTTAGACACTTCTACTTCTACATTACAAAGTATTGGTAATGTTCAAAGTACAACTTATGCAGACGGGGAAGTTCCTACCTGGAATTCTGCTAATGGTGAGTTTAGACCTGGAACTGGTGGCGGGGCTGGCGGTGGAAATATATTTGCTACAATCAATGCTGACACTGGTACAACAACTGCTCTTGGAGCAACTGATACATTAACTGTTACTGGTGGTACATCTATAACAACCAGTATTACTGGTGACACCTTAACCATTAACTATACTGGTTCTGGTGGATTCTCCTATGAAGGAACAGGTGTAGCTGAAGGAGACATGCTGATGTATGATGGATTTGACTGGATTCCAGTTTCAGGTCCAACATTAACATGGACTCTAGGTGAAGATGGAACTAATAGTCACTATACATTTACTGGTTCAGGATTTGTAAGTGCTACTAATGATCCTATCCTCTATCTACAAAGAGGACAAGTCTATAGATTTAAGAATGATTCACAGTATGTTGTTCATCCATTTGAGATAAGACAATCAAATGGTGGTAATGCTTATACTGCTGGAGTGACTAATGATGGTTCTGGTACAACTACATTCACAGTACCTATGGATGCACCAGCAACATTATATTATCAGTGTACCATGCATCCCACTATGGGCAACCAAATCGTAATCGTAACTTAATAAATGACGAGAACAATACCTGGATCTGGAGCAGTTATTACACCAATCTTTAATAAAGACTTTGGTGTAGATGCTGTTGTCGTTAAAGACGGTGGTAAAGACTATGTTGCTACAGATCCACCTAAGTTAGATATCACTAATTGTGGTACACCAGAGATTGAAGCAATATTATATCCAATAATAGAAGCTGGTAAGGTTGTTCATGTAAGAGTATTAAATGGTGGTAAAGGGTATGATCCTTTGCGTGTTGTTATAACAGCAAAACAGGATGATAACTTAACCAACGATTCTTTTGATATCAGAAGTATTTTAAGTAGTACAACTGCATCTATTACTACAGGAGCATTTGCTGGAGATAGGTTAACACTAGTATCTAACAATCTTCCAGATCCTGCTAGGACAGGAGTATTTCCTAGTACATTTAATAACAATAATATTTTTGGTCAGACATATTCTCATACGATAGTTTATCGTGGTGGTAAAGATGTTCCTGAACAGAATAATCCTAATCGTCTTCCTGAACAGGTTGGATTACTTGCTAATGGATCACCATTAATATCTCCAGATGCAGGATCAGATGGTACTCCTCCTGTTGGATTTAATTTTGATCAGATTAAGATAAATTATAGAGATCATGATGCTTATCATGGGTATCCAAATAATGATCATTTATATTTGTTCCAAGATGCTAAGGTAGTTGATTCATTTGCTGCTGCCAATAGTTTATTTACAATTAAGACTTATTATAATGAAACTAATTTTGGTGGAGATAAGGCACGTCATACTGGTGGTCACAGTAAGGTTTTAGGTATATCATATGATGGGTATCCGATATATGGACCATTTGGTTATACAACACCATTAGATGATCAGTCTGCAATTAAGAGAATTGATACTGGTTATAGGTTTAAAACTGGTGTTGAAATTGATGGTAATAGAGTAGGAATCAATACACCTACTAATACAACTTATGTTGTTACTACTGCTAATAGTAAGTTCTTATTAGATGGAGTTGTAGCACCTATTGAACTTATTAATCGTGGTGATACAGTTACATTTAATTTAGATGATGCAAGTAATGATGGTCATGTATTACTATTAACAGATTTTGCTGGAGAAACAGATAAGCAAGGTTGGCATGCAGATAGTCAGACCTTATATGATCAAGATGTTCTTTATGAACGTGGTGTTAAGTATTATATTAATAATGCAGAAGTAACCTATTCTCAGTATGTTTCTAATTACACCTCTGCTACTAATAGAAAACTTGTAATTACAGTTCCTTGGTTTGCACCTGCTAATTTGCATTACTTCTGTTATATGCATCCTAACATGGGTAATAAGACTAATATTCTAAATTATCCTGCTGGTACATTCATTTCAGATTATATTTGGGATGTTACTGAAGGTGATCTTGATGAGCATAATGGTAGGTATTGTGTAACTCCTGAGTATCCAAATGGAACTTATGCATACTTTATGACAACGGCAGCTGATGGGACTCCAGAGTACCCTTATGCTATTGGTAATACTTATTATGGTGATGTAGTTAGAAAAGGTGCAAATCCTCCTGTACAAGCATCTGAAGTACCTAGCGGTGCTAGAGCAGAAGTTGTTCTTAGTGAAACTAATGCTGGTCAGGTTGAATATGTTAAGATGATTGCTGGTGGTGATGGATATTTTGGTGAAGCAAGAGCAGATATTCTTGGTGGTGAAGGTACGGGTGCTGCTGCTATTCCCATAACACAGTCTATAAGTGGTTTATCATTAGATAATCCTGGTTCTGGTTATATAACTCCACCAACTTTATTCTTCCAAGGTGGTGGTGGACAAGATGCTGAGGGTGTTGCTAACATTGATTATAGTGGTATAGTTACTAATATTGCTGTTACTAATCCAGGTAGATTCTATCAAGAACCACCATATATTTACATTCAAGGTGGTGGTGGAGTTGGTGCTAGAGCAACTGCAAGGATTGATCAAGGTGAAGTTGTAGGTATTGATGTTATAGATCCAGGTAGAGGATATACATCATCACCTAATATAATATTTACTAAATTAGTTAATGTAAAAAGAAAGGTTAGAAATCGTCAGTCTTATAATGCTGCTAGTTTCTTTGTTACTGGTCTTCAAAAATCTCTTGATACTAACGATGAAGAAGTAGTTGTAGATAGTACAGATGCCTATCCTGGATCTGGAAAATTCATGATCGGTAAGGAGATCATTGAATATACTAGTAAAAATACTAAAAAATTCTTAGGATGTACTAGAGGTACTAACTTTAGATATGACCAGAGAGTTATAGTTGATGGTATTCAGAACGTTGATGGTGTATCAACATACGAATTTAATGTTGGAGATAGGTTAGTTCGTAAGGTTGAGAGTGCAAGTAATAAGATTGCTAAAGTTTATGATTGGAACCCAGTAAGTAGAGAACTGTTAATTGTATTCCAAGTTGATGAGTTGGCATTTATTGATGCTGGTATTCCATCTACTTCAGATAGAACAGTTGCTTTTGATGGTGGTACTCCTAACGCATCAAACAATACACAGTTACCACATAACATTATAGATGCTGTAGGAGAAAGTATTGTCGTATATCAATTAACTTTGACCGACAAAGCATTTGAAGATGATGCTGAAGCTTCAGGTGCAGGTGATGGTATTCCTGATGTATTCAATACTGGAACTGATTATGCCGACCAAATTAACTTAGATGGTGGGATACATAGTTCATTATATGGTATTGAAGAAACCGTTGGTGGTCAGAATACTACTATCTTCGCAATTGGTGATCAAGTAAAAGATGCTTCTATACCATTTAAGTACTCCACGGTTGAATCTGCTGGAGCATTAAGAGATGGTGTTGAGCATACTGCTAGAATAAGAGTAACATTAGCAACAACAGATACTAATAGTATAGCATTTGTTGTAGGTGAGACTGTAACAGGACAAAGTTCTAATATTCAAGCAACGGTGGAATCATGGGAGCAAGCAACTAGAACTCTAGTTCTTATCAACCCACTTCCATACTTTACTAACAATCTAAACCTCGGAACAAATGGTTATTTCTATGAGTTCTCTGATGATTCTACTGTGACAGAGGTTAGGGTACTGGAACCAGGACTTGATTATACTGCAACTCCAACAGTTGTAATTGAAAATTCTGGTGAGATACAAGCACAGGCAGTTGTTAATATGACATCTGACGGTGACCAGGTTGGTTCTTTAACTGTGACCAATGGTGGTTACGGATATAAGAAAGTAGTTACAGCAGGTACTTTGCACCCTACTGTGACATTTACAAATGCAGGAATTGATACTACAGGAAGTGGTGCAGTCGCTGAGGTTATCCTTGGTGGTGAGAAGCTCGTTGGTGCGGGTGGTGCTTCTTGGAGAATAAAGAGAATAACCTACGATACAAGTATCCGCAACGACTGAGTATAAATAAAACGGAGGAAACCCCATAGGCCATGGCAGCACTACTTACTGATCAATTTAGAATATTTACAGCCCAGAAGTTTATTAAGTCACTAGAAGGACCAGATCCTCTGGCAAGTGACACAACTGCGGGTGATGATAGAGATCGTCTATACATCTTTATTGGTCGTCCCCAAGAATGGGACAACGAAAACTCACCGCCGCAAGCGGTAGACTCATTTGATGAGTTCTCTGATGCTTACGATGATATGATGTCATTGAAGCGTGTTCTTGCTGCTGACACGATTCAAGTCGTACGTCGTATTGACTGGATTCCCCCAGAACAAACTACTGGTGGTTTGGGTTATACTTATGACATGTATCGTCATGACTACTCACCAACTAACACAGCATCGTCTGGTGCTACTAAGTTGTATGACTCTGACTTCTATGTCGTTAACTCCAATTACCAAGTATATAAGTGCATTTATAACGGTACTTCTCCTGCTGACCCTAATGGTAAGCCTTCTACCATTGAACCTACTGGTACTTCTACATCCATCATCACTACTTCTGACGGGTATCGTTGGAAGTATATGTATACTATTCCTGTCGCACAGGTTCTGAAGTTCTTCTCTGCTGATTACATGCCTGTATTCTCAGATGCTTCAGTAAGTTCTAACGCTGTTGCTGGTGAAATTGACACTGTTGTCATTACTTCATCTGGTTCAGGTTATAACAATGGTACATATGATAACGTAGCGATTGCTGGAGATGGAACTGGTGGACGTGTTTCCATCGTGGTTGATGGTGGTCGTGTTATTTCTGCTACTGTGACATCTGGTGGTACTGGATATTCCTTTGGTAAAGTAACCGTTAACTCAGTTTCTGGTATTGGTACTGGAACTGGTGGTCAAATTGACGTTATCATTCCACCTCCAGGTGGTCATGGTAAAGACCCAGTAGTGGAAGTGGGTGCTTACCGTGTTATGGTTAACGCTAAACTATCATATGATGAAGGTGCTGGAGACTTCCCGATTGATAACGATTATCGTCGTATTGGTCTTTGCACTAATCCTAAGAAGTATGGTACTACTGAACTTCTTTCTGATCTAACATTATCTGCTGCAAGAGCAGTTATCTTCCCAACAACCTTCCAAGGTAACTTCATTCCTGACGAAACAATTACACAAACTCGTATTGTGGGTGGTCAGTCTGTTACTGCAACTGGTAAGGTTATTTCTTGGAACTCAACAACTAAGGTTCTTAAGTATTATCAAAATAGAGTTGATGGTATTTTCCCTGCTGTTACTGGTTCTTTGAACGAGTTTGATGGTTCTAATGCCATTCAAGGTTCCTCGTCTGGTGCTTCTGGCGACCCAGATGTGAACTTCCCTGCTGTTCCTAACACCTCTTCTCGTGTTATTAACAACACCGAATATGACCTAGGTATGAGATTTACCTCTGGTTATGCAAAACCTGAGATAGAGTCTAACTCTGGTAATCTTATCTACATAGATAATAGACGTACGATTTCTCGTGCTAACGACCAGATTGAAGACATTAAAGTTGTTATTGAATTCTAATATAAGTCCCTAAGATGCCACAGAATACTAACCTGAATGTCACGCCGTATTACGACGACTTTGACAAGGATAAAAATTTTTATAAGGTGTTGTTCCGACCAGGGTTTCCAATCCAGGCTCGTGAACTCACGACCATGCAATCAATCATGCAGAATCAGATTGAGAACATGGGAACGCACTTCTTTAAAGAAGGTGCGATGGTTATACCTGGTCAAATTGGTTATGACTTAAATGTTTCTGCTATTCTTTTACAACAAAACTTCTTAGGGGCTGACGTTGAGTTGTATAGGGAACAGTTGACAGGTAAGTTAATTACTGGTGTTACAACAGGTATTAAGGCAAAAGTATTATATTCTATATCATCAACTATATCAGACAAGGGGTATATTACACTATACGTTAAGTATATTGATTCTGCTGACTCTACTTCTGATACAGATGTTAAACAATTTAAAAATAATGAACAGTTGATGGCAGATGCTGACATCACTTTTGGTACTACACTGATTGAAATGGGTTCACCTTTCGCTCAGATGTTACCAGATGGTGCTACTGCAACTGCTTCAGCAGCATATATTAACGAAGGTGTATATTTCATTCGTGGATATTTTGTTGATGTTCCTACTGGTTATATTATTCTAGACCAGTATACAAACACTCCATCATATAGAGTAGGACTTGAGGTATCAGAATCAATTATTACCTCTGAGGATGATCCAACTCTAAATGATAACGCAGCAGGTACGTCAAACTACTCTGCTCCAGGTGGTCATAGATTTAGAATTAGAACTACTCTGGTTAAGAAAGCAATAGACGATGACTCGGATAAAAACTTTATAGAATTGTTGCGTCTTAAGAACTCTAAGGTACAAGAGTTTGTAGAAAAGACTGCATACTCAGAACTTGAAAGATCAATGGCTATTCGTACTTACGAAGAGTCTGGAGACTATGCTCTTGATACTTTTGACATCACTATGCGTGAGCATAAGGATGATGGATTTAATAATGGTGTGTATCAACAGGATGAAAGTTCTGATGCTGGACTAGCAGCATCTGATGAATATATTGCTGCTGAGATTGCTCCAGGTAAAGCGTATGTAAGAGGTTATAGACTTCATACCCTTGCACCAACTTATGTTGATATTCCAAAAGCAAGAGATACTAAGGCAGTTCAGAATACAATTATTCCATTTGAACTTGCACAGTCAGTTCTAGTTACTAACATATATGGTTGGCCATTACTTACAGGACCAAACGTAACTTATAACTATCAAGTACTTGAATTACGTGATGACTGGGATGTTGCTGGTGAAGGTACACCTCAAGGTAATATAATTGGTTTTGCAAGATGTGCACAGTTAAGCAATAACCTTACTAATGGTGGTATTGCTGGTGCTACTGAAGGTAATGAATTGCATATCTTTGACGTGCAAATGTATACAGTATTAAATACTGCTGCTGATGTATCTGCCACTCTTAATGAGACTGGAATGATCGTTAGAGGTGCTTCTTCAGGTGCTATAGGATCTATTCGTGCTATTAGTACAACTACTATTCAATTAACAGACGTTAAAGGTAGATTTAGACAAGGAGAAGCTATTGAATTGGATGGTGTATCATTAACATCTATTTCTGCTTTGTGGGAATATGAATTTACTGATACTCGTTCTGTTGTAGGACGTGCTGATCTTTCATTATCATCACAAGTAGTATTTACTGCTGACCTTCTATTGAATACTGTTGAACAGATTGAAGGTTCAACTCATAATGTTGTATTGACAGGTAGTATACCTACTACAAAACTGACTGGATTTGCATCTAACTATGCTTCAGATATAAGACCAGGTGAAGTTCTAACTGTAGGTCTATCTGATGAAGTAGGTAACAATACATTTAGAGCAGAGAAAGTTAATCAATCTGATATTAACGTTACTGCTGCTAATAAGAATAGTGGAACCAATGTTATATTTGGTACACCAGGTGCTCAGACTGTATTATGTGATGGTGCAGATAAGATAGGTACTGTTGTAGATGGAGATTATCAGCAAGTAGGTCGTATGAGACCTAGAGTATTCCTCAAGAATTATCAGAATGGTAACCTTACCATTGACATGCCGAAGCACTCCATTAAGTCAATTTCTGACGAGTCCTTCACAGTTTATAGAAGTTACAATGCTACCAGTATTAATAATGGTGGTACAACAATTACTCTTGGTGAGAATGAACAGTTTGAAACATTCTCCAATGATAACTTTGTAGTAACTATTGACACAGGTGGTGGTAGTAACAACGACTACGCTGGTCCTGGTACTAAGATTGATATGGAAGCTGCTGTTAATGCAGGTACTATTGCAATTACATTTGGTGCTGATAGACAAACTGCTACGTTAACATCTCCAGGTGGTGCTAATACTGGACTTAAGAATATTACTTCTATTAAAGCCACAGTTGCATTATCTAAGTCTGTAGTCCAACGTAAAATTAAAACTGCATCTAAGATGCAAGTTATGGCAGTCAATAAGACTAGAACTAAGCAGGATCAACAATTATTTGGATTAGGTTATAGTAACAAGTACGGAACCCGTATTGAAGACGAGGAAATTACATTTGGTTTAAATGACGTTTATAAGATTCATGCAGTATATGAATCACTAGATGGTGAAGCTGCTAAGGTTCCTTTTGTAACTCTAGTTGAAACAGCATTCTTTGCAACTGGTACTATTATTGAAGGTACAACTTCTGGTGCTCGTGCAACAGTTGTAGACTTTGTTTCTTCAACACTAAAATTATACCATGTAGTTCTTGATGGTACATTCATACCTGGTGAACTTGTAACAGGTGTTAATAGTAACTCTGAAACAATTCAAGCATTTGTTTCTGATGCTGATGGTGCAATTGAGAATGGATCAACAGATATCACTGTACAGTTCAACCTACAACCAGGACAAGATTCTTATTACTATGATGTATCAAGACTTGTTCGTGGAAGATCTTATTCGCAACCAAGACATCAATTAGCAGTTGTATTTGACTACTTCAAGCATGAGTCTTCAGGAGACTACTTTAATGCTCAGTCATATGTTGGTATAGATTATTCTGAGATTCCTAACTGGAAACCAGAAGGCGGTATTATGTTCTTACGTGATACAATTGATTTCCGTCCAGGTGTTAAAGAACTTGCTAATGGTTCTGGTACAGTTGGAAACCCATACTATGTGACTTGTACTTGTTTTGACTTTGAATCCCGTGTCTTTGATGCTACTTCAACTGTCTTTGATATAATGGATACTGGCACATCATTCCGATGTGACTTTGATTATTATCTACCAAGAATTGATAAATTATTCCTTACACATGATGGAGAATTTACTATTGTTAGAGGTAAGTCTGCTGAGGAACCTCAAGAACCTGACCATATGGACTCAGCAATGCTCTTGGCAGTTCTTGAACATAAACCATATTGCTATGATCCAGAAAGAGATATTTTAGTAGAGGTTGAGAATAACAGACGTTATACAATGCGTGACATTGGTAACATTGAAACTAGATTAGATAACGTTGAATACTATACTTCACTATCTCTTTTAGAAACTGAGACTCAGAATGCTACTACTTACGATGAAGATGGTTTAAACAGATTTAAGAATGGTTATGTTGTAGATGACTTTACTGACCATACTATTGGTGACATTTTAAACGAAGATTATAAAGCATCTATTGATATACAGAATGGATATTTAAGACCTTCTCACTATACCAATAACTGCCCATTGGAGTTTAATGCTACTACCTCAACAGGTATTATGTTAACTCCTTGGGATATAGATGATGTTGATGAGGCATTAGTTGCTACTCTTCCTTATGAATCTGAACAGATTATTGAGCAACCATATGCTTCAAGACTTGAGAACGTAAACCCATTTAACGTATTCACATTCATTGGACGTGTTGACCTTCTTCCATCCTCTGATGACTGGGTTGACATCAAGCGTCTACCTGCTCGTGTTGAGAACGTTGAAGGTGACTTCTCACAAGTATCAAGAGATCTTAACGTTGATAAGAATGGATTTTCTCCTACTCAGTGGACTGGTTGGACAACTAACTGGACTGGTGAAAGAGTAAGATCTACTCGTAACTTCCGTTCTAGAACTAACCTAGGTGGTGGTCGTAGATTAGGTAGATTGGGTCACGCTGGTCGTTCTCAAGGTCTATTCTATCTACACCAACGTCGTGAGTTTACTGTTACTAACAACCAAACTCGTTTAGGTATCAGAACTCGTGTTGTACCTAAGATTACAAGGCAATCACAGGGTGATTCAATTCTATCACAAACCAATATTCCTTGGATGAGATCCAGAAATATTCGTTATACTATTACTCGTGCTAAGCCTAAGACAAGACTTTATGCTTTCTTTGATAAGAAAAAGATTAGTAACTATATTACTCCTAAACTGATTGAGTTAGTTAAGAACTCAACTGAAGATGCTAGAACAAATGAAACACCATTTGTTGTTGGTGAAATTGTTAAAGGTATGACTTCAGACGTTCGTTTGAAAGTTTTGAAACCTAATAGTGTATATGACACTAACCCATATTCAACTGATGATGCTGCACTACCATCATCCTATTCATCTCAGACACCATTGTTAAACCACAATGCTGCACAGATGGCAAAGATTACCAATAACAAAGCAAGAGGTAATATTCAGGTAGGAGAAGTATTGATAGGACAGACATCTGGTGCTCGTGCTGTTGTTAAAGATCGTCGTCTTATTACCGATAAGCGTGGATATGCTAGAGGTTGTTTCTTTATACCACCTCCAGTTAAGAACGTTAACCCACGTTGGGCAACTGGTATTAGACAAATTAGATTTACATCTAGTGAAAAGAACTCTCTAGTTCCAGGTACAGTTGATTCATCTGCTGAAGCAAACTTTACAGCAAGAGGTACTTTAACTACCGTTCAAGAGACTATCCACTCAATACGTAACGCTCAAGTCGTTATGGATACTGTTACAGATAGTCGTACTGTTAGATCTACTAGAACTGAGGTTAGACAGATTGGTTGGTATGACCCTGTTGCACAATCCTTTATTGTTGACACTGAGGGTGGAGTATTCTTAACTAAGGTTGACGTATTCTTTGGAAGTAAGGATAAGAACATTCCAATCTCCATGCAGATTCGTGCTATGGAAAATGGTTATCCTTCTAAAGTTATTCTACCTTTCTCTGACGTTAGTTTAAACCCAGAGGATGTTGAAATTTCTGATAATGCTGCTGTATCAACAACGTTTGTATTCCAAGCACCTGTTTATATTCAGCAGTCAACTGAATATTGTTTCGTTCTATTATCTGACTCTAACGAATATACTATCTGGATATCCCGAATGGGAGACCTAGAGATTGGTGGAGATAGAACTATATCAGAACAGCCTTACGCTGGTGTACTATTCAAGTCACAGAACGCATCTACGTGGACTGCTGACCAGTACGAAGATTTGAAGTTTACAATTTACCGTGCTAAGTTTGATACTAGTGCTGGTGGTCTTGCTAAGTTTGAAAACGCAGAACTTGGATTAGCAAATGCTGGTTCACATACTCTAGTTGAGAACCCAGTTCAGACATTGAAACCTCAACAGGTTCTAACACTTGCTACTGGTACTAACTATACTATATCAGTTGGTGCTCGTCTGTATCAAGAAACTACTAACGCTGAAGCAACTGTTACAGCATTCAATAGTACAACTGACCCTGACACAATTACTATTACTGATATTAAAGGATCGTGGTTATCAGGATCTATAGACAACTCTGGTAATACAGTACAAGGTATCGTATCTTCTGCTGCTACTGCTACTTTATATCTAACACACCCTGTTACAGGTACATTCACTGTTCCTGATGCAGGTAATAATGTTGAAGGTGGATGGGTTGTTGGATCTTCTAGTTCTACTAGAGCACAAATTACAGGATTTACTGAAGGTTCATCAGGTGTTCCTTCACAATTAACAGTTCGTTATGTAAGTGGTGTATTTGATCCTGCTAACGATCAAATTGACCAAGAAAATAGTACTGCTGCTGGTGCATTTGCTACTTCACACGCTAGTGGTGGTGTTACTGCCGTTGGTGATAGTGTTAACGCATACCCAGTTGCACAACCAACATATAATAATGCAGAACGTGAGTGCTGGATCTATCATCAGAACCACGGTATGCATGATCGTGGAAACAACGTTGAAATTTCAGGTATTACATCTGAGATTGCTCCAACTGTATTGACATCTGCTCTTGCTGCTGACGCACTTTCAATTAGTGTTGAGTCTGCTGGTGTATTCCATCAGATAGTTAACGGTGTTGCAATCTCTGTAAGTAATCCTGGTTACTTAAAAATTGAAGATGAAATTATTCAGTATAGTGGAATTTCTAGTGATGGAAAGACCATCACAGTTCCTAATGCTGCTGGTAGAGGTGCTGGTGGTACTACGGCTGCTGCTCATGCTAATGCAGAACCAATATTCTGTTACAACATTGATGGTGTTCCTCTAACAGAAATTAATAAGGTACATACCTCAATCTCTTGTCCTACTATGGACACTTATATGCTTCACTTGGATTCTGTCGCTACTGCTGGCATACGTTCAGGTGGTCTATTTGGTGTTGCAACTCAGAACTTACCATTTGAAGTATTGACACCTAACATGAAGACTATGGTTCTACCTAAGACCGAAATTCGTGCTAGATGTAATACTGTTACTGGTACGTCAATGAATGATGGTAAGGCAGCAAATATGACTCAACAGTCATTTATAAATGATGGTGTATTTGAAGATATTATTTTAAATGAGCAAAATGTCTTCCCAACACCTCGTATTATATGCTCCAAGTTGAATGAAGATAATGAATTGAGTGGTAATAAATCATTCACTATGGAATGTATATTAACTAGTGAGTCTGATAATGTATCACCTGTTATTGACCTTGACCGTTCTTCTCTAATTACCACCTCTAATAGAATCAACAATATTGTTAGTTCTAGTACTAGTGGATCTGGTTATTATATGCAGAGTGGAGACAGTGGATTCAGTACAAATACAGACTGGTCAACCGTAGCAAAGGGTGATCCAAACGAAGCTATATACATTACACGTCTAACTAAACTCGCAACCAAGGCAACTGCTTTGACGGTTTCGTTCGCTGCTAGTAGACATCCTGACACTACTATCTCAATCTATTATAAGGTTGTTCCTGTTGGATCAACTGGTAACATAGATGAGCAACAGTGGGTCAACATGGGTTATCAAACAAATTATAACTCAACTGCTACAGAAGAGGAACTTTGGAAAGACTATGAATATGAAGTGAAAGGTTTGAACTTCAATGCAATGCAAGTTAAAATTGTAATGCGTTCTACAAACCAAGCTCGTGTTCCTTTGATCTCTGACTTCCGTGCTATTGCACTTGCTAAATGATTGACAATAAAATTAACTTTACCGATGAACTCATTCCTGTTGAAGGACAGGATGGGTGGTATCGTGATCCAGAATCAAATGCAATTGTCAATTGTAATATGACCAAGTACGATGAGTACATGGCACAATATGAGGCAAGGCAAGCTAAGAAAAAAGATTTTACTACTTTACAAACTGACGTAGATGGGTTAAAATCTGATATAGGCGATGTCAAAGACCTACTGAAACTTCTACTTAATAAAGAAAATGACAGCAACTCCAACTGAAAGCCCAGTTGAAAAGGTATCTCCAGAAGAATTGAAAGTTCAATTTACTGAGAGACTAACCAAATTGGTTAATGAAAACAATCAATTGGCAGCAAAAATTAAAGAAAATGAGACTACTGCTCTCAAATTGCAAGGTGCTCTAGAGACTTTGCAGTATCTTGAGGACGGTCCTCCTGGCGGTGTTGAGACCGTGGATGAAGTCACAACTGAAGAATAAAGGTCAGGGGTCACATGACCCCTTCTTTTTTTGTTATAAATATCTAGGATAGATCTGTGCCCATCACGAATATATAACAAATGGCTAATAGAATTCAACTAAGACGAGGGGGTGCTCAAGAGTGGGCAAACGAAAACCCAACGTTAGCCCAAGGTGAACTTGGAATTGAACTTGATACAAACCGATTCAAAATTGGTGATGGTGTTAGGGGTTGGAACACGTTGCCATATGCTAGACCGATAGAGTCAGTTGCTAACACAGCAAATACTCTTGTAGCAAGAGACGCAGATGGTAATTTTAGTGCAGGATCTATCACCGCCACTATTATTGGTAATGCTGCTACAGCATCTAGACTAGCAAACCCACGTCAGATACAGTTATCAAGTGACTTAGCAGGTTCGGGCACATTTGATGGATCTTCTAACTTATCAATATCGGCACAATTACAGATCTTAACTTCGTTACCACATTATGATGGTACTACAACATCTACAGGACAATATTCAAAGGTAACAGTAGACGCAAAAGGTAGAATTACAACAGGTGCTTCACCTTCTTCATATGTAGATTTAGGTTTAACTGACGTACAACCATTAGATACTGACTTAACATCTATTGCAGGAATGACTGCAACAGGTTTGATTACTAGGGCATCAGCAGGTAATATGATCCCTAGAACCCTTCAGGGTTCCTCTGGAAAGATATCTATTGTTAATGGTAGTGGTGTTGCAGGTAACCCAACGATTGACCTTATTGATACATCAATTGCATCAGAGGCAGAATTTATTGCACAAGTTGGTGTATACAATCCATCTACTTTAATTTCGGTTGGTGGAGATAGTCTTCCAACTGCTGCAAATATAACTGTTAACACAACACAATTTACAGTTGATCAGTGGGGTAGATTTACATCCGCATTAACTATTCCTATTGCTACTGCAATAGAAGGTAGTAAGTATGCTGCTTACAATGCAGGTACTACGTATGTGCGTTACGATATTATTGAGAACGCTTCAAAGGTTTATCAGGCAATTACAGGTATTTCTGCTGGAGTTGCAGCACCAACTCATACAGATGCATCTGATACTAATGGATGGAGATATCTTGCTGCTGCTAAGGTAGAACAAAAAGGTCTTGCTTCATTTGCACAAGAAGATTTTGATGTTGATGATAATGGTCATGTAAGCATTGCTGCTCAAGGTATTGATAATACTCAACTTCAGAATAATAGATTATCATTCTCTGACAATAATACACAACAGAATTTTGAACTAGATCAAGAGTTAACAATAGCAGGTTCACATCATGGATTTGATTATTTAAACTATGTTAAAATTAACGATACTTCAGGGAATCTTCTATTCGGTGCTAATAATACTGGTGACGGTGGTGCTGGAGAAATTGATATTAACGTCAGATCTTACTTCAGTGACCCTGACGTAACATTTGATGGTGCAGTTAATCAAACAATAAGTAAGACAGGTGATGGAAACTTCACTCTTGGTCTGTCTCAGAACAGTGGTAGTGCTAGAAACCTAACACTTGTTGCCCTTAATGCTGGTGCTGGAACAAGTAGTGTTGTTATTCAAGCAGAAGATACTGTAACTATTGATGCTACTGAAGCAACTGGTAAAGTTCATATAGAAGATTCAAGATTCCAATCAAATTATATTGCTACTTCCAATGCAACAATGTATTTGGATCCAGGTGATGACCGTGCGGTCACTGGAACGGTAGTAGTACAAGGAAATTTACAAGTAGATGGAACAACTACAACGGTTAATTCTACCACTCTTGCAGTGGATGACCCTATTATCACTCTTGGTGGTGATACTGCTCCTGCGGCAGACGACAATAAGGATAGAGGAGTTGAATTCAGATATTACGACGCAAGCGCAAAAGTTGGATTCTTTGGTTACGATGATTCGGCCTCAGATCTTGGAGGGCATACAGGAGCGTTCACATTCCTCTACGATGCCACAAATACCTCAGAGGTATTCACTGGAACAAATGCAGGGATCATCGCTGGTAACTTAAGTCTAACAACTAATACTAACTCAACATCAAATACTACTGGAGATTTAGTAGTTGCTGGTGGTGCTGGTATTGGAGATGATGTTAATATTGGTGGTACTTTAGATGTAGATACTAACTTCCGTACTCACGGTACAAGTAGATTTGATGATAATATCGTATTCCAAGGTGCTTCTAAGACTTTAGAACTTAAGAATGGTTCAGGAACTACTAAGACTACACTTCATACTACCACAGGTAATGTTGATATTGGTGGTATCTTAACTCAGACTGGTGCTATTGATGCTGCTTCTAGTTTAAATGTAGCTGGTCTGGTTTATCTTGAGTCTACAGACAATCCTAATATTGTATCTGGTGCTCCACATACAATTGGGTCTTCTGACTACGGTGCATTGAGAGTAGATGGTGGTGCATACTTTGATAAGGACGTTCTCTTTAATGGTGACTTATATCTAAACGGTGATTTTAACCAGCAAGAAGACGCAACTGAAAACTACGGTCTAAGAAACTACCTATCAATACGTTATAAACTACGTACTGGTTCTGTTTCTGCATACACTCCAAGTTATTCAAACCATAACACATCTAACTTAAGGGTCTATGGTGGTGCTGGTATTAACACCTCACTATTCATTGGTGCTACTGGTTCTGGTGAAGGTCTCTTTATTGGTAAGAAGAATAGTGGAGACGATATTGAGTTCCAAGTAATTGGTGCAACTGGTAATACTACTGTTGGTAGATCTGCAACTGGTTCAGCAACTGTAGGTACATTCACAGTTCATGGTGATACTACTCTTGGTAGAGATGTACAGATAGATGGTGACGTAACTGTAACTGGTGCTACAGAATTTAACAGTACTGTTGATGTAGATGCTGATTTTGCAGTTCGCAACGGTACTACTGATAAGTTCTTCGTTGATAACGTAACTGGTAATACTAATATTGAGGGTACTCTAACTGCTGATGGACACACTGAGTTAAATTCAACTCTTAACGTTGATAGTAATACAACTATTGGTGGAACATTAGAAGTCACAAATAATTCAGAGTTCAATGGAACTGTAGATGTAGATAATAACTTTGCAGTTAGATCAGGTACAACTGATAAATTTACAGTTGCATCTTCAACTGGTAATACAGTTATTAAAGGTACACTGAATGGTCAGGATGCAGTTGACTTTGACACTACTTTAAATGTAGATGGTGCTACAACTATCCAAGATGATCTTATTGTCAAGTCTGACAACAAGATGTTCAAGATTCAGACTGCTGGTGCAGTAGATAAGTTTACTGTTGACACAGATAATGGTAATACAACTATTTCAGGTACACTAGACGTATCTCTTGCTGCTGGTATTAACAACACTCTAGGTGTTACTGGTATTACATCTGTTACTAACAACACACAGCAAACCTTAACAGGATCTTATGCTGCTGATGGTTCATTACAAGTAACTGGTGGTGTTGGTATTGCTAGAGACACTGCTATTGGTGGTAGTGCAAGAATTTATGGTAACCTAGAAACTACAGGAACCTTAACTCAGACTGATGATGCAGCATTTGCTGGTAAGATTACCATTACAGATACTAAGGATATTACATCCTATGGTGATGCTCAGGTATCATTAACAACTACTGGTGGTGCGAGAGTAAATAAGAACCTCTATACTGGTGGAGACTTTGTTGTATATGATACTGTTGGAACTCAGAATAGTTTCTTTGTAGATACATCTTCAGGTAATGCTGAAGTAAGAAATAATTTCCAAGTAGGTGGAAACCTCACCGTATTAGGATCTACTACCACAGTAGAAAGTACTGTCACTACGGTAGAAGACCCTGTAATGACTTTGGGTGGTGCTACTGCTCCTACTTCTAATGATGGTTTAGATCGTGGTATTGAGTTTAGATACTATGATTCTCAAGCAAGACTTGGATTCTTTGGATGGGATAACAACCTTAATACATTCAGACTTTTAACTGCTGCAACCAATAGTGCTGAGACATTCAGTGGAACTGATGGTACTCTACAGGTTGGTTCAGTTAATATTACTGGTGCTGGTACTGCTCTTGATGTAGATAACAACGTAAACGTTGATGGTACTATTACTGTTGACGGACAATTAATTTCACAAGTTCCTTCTGGACCTGCTTTAGTTATTCCTAATACAGTCAAGATTGCTAACCTTAACGCAGACTTGTTAGATGGAATGACAACTGCAACTGCTGCTACAAACTCTACAGTTGTTGCTCGTGACTCTTCTGGAGACTTCTCTGCTCACATCATCACTGTTGAAAGTGGTGCTGGTGCTTCTGCTGGTATTCAGGGTAACGCAACTTCTGCTGATATTTGGAAAACTGCTAGAACTCTCACCATTGATGGTGTAGTAGATGGTACGGTTTCTGTAAATGGTAGTGCAGACTTTACTGTTACTACTACCTTTAATGACGCAGATATTACTGCTTTGGCAGGAATGAGTGGAACAGGTCTGGTTGCCCGTACAGCTGCTAACACATATGCTCAACGTACTATTCAGGTATCTGGTGGTGGTATTGGTATTTCAAACGGTGGTGGTGTTGCTGGTAATCCAAGTATTACAATTACATCTAACTCTGCTAACTCAGCAAACAACCTAGTCATTCGTGACGCATCTGGTAACTTTGCTGCTGGTGTTATTACAGCATCACTAACTGGAGCTGTTACTGGTAACGTTACTGGTAATCTTCTTGCTACAACTACTGATTCTAAGAATGTTAGACCTGATACAGATAGTTCTTATACTTTAGGAACTACTACTCACAGATGGAGTAAGATCTGGACGGATGATATTGAAGCAGGTGGAACTATAACTGGTGCTCTTACTGGTAATGTCACTGGTAATGTGACAGGTAACGCAGACACCGCTACTGCCCTTGCAACGGCAAGAAACATTGGTGGGGTATCATTTGACGGTACTGCTGCAATTAACCTTCCAGGCGTTAACGCAGCGGGTAATCAGGACACCTCTGGAAATGCTGCTACTGCTACTGCTCTAGCAACTCCAAGAAATATTGGTGGTACTGCCTTTAATGGTACTGCTGACATTACTCCTGCAACTGCTACTCAAGCAGCAAACCTCAGCAACCATGATACTGCTGATCTTTCTGAAGGAACTAATCTTTACTATACAGAAGCAAGAGTTCAAGCAAAACTTGACAACGCATATGCACAACTTAGTGCTATGTTGAATAACCTTGCTACTGCAACAACATTAACACTTAACTTATCTGGAGATCCTACACCAGGAACTGTTGTAAGTCTTGGATCAATTACTGCTAGTGGTCTTGGTGGATTCACTGCTGGATCCGCAGTTGCCACATCTGGTGGAACTGGAACTGGATTGACAGTTGATACTACAGTAAGTGCTGCTGGTGCTATAACTGCCATTGCTGTAAATGGTGCTGGTACAGGATACTTAATCGGAGATAGTTTACAAATTACTAACCCTAACCTTGGTGGTGTTTCTACCTTGAACTTGGGTACATTATCAGGTGGAGTTGGTGGATTCACTTCTGGTACTAACGTTTCTACAACTGGTGGAAGTGGATCTGCATTAACCTTTGACACTACCGTTGATGGAAATGGTAACATCACCAACCTTTCAGTTAATGCTGCTGGTACAGGATATGCAAACGGAGAGACGATCACTATAGTTAATGCTAACGCTGGTGGTGCTTCTACTATTGATACTCTTGTTGGTGGTACAGGATACGCAAACGGTACTGCTATTGCAACCACTGGAGGTGGTGGATCAGGATTAACTCTAAACCTCACAACATCTAATGGTGTTGTAACTAACGCTGCTATTAACGCTGCTGGTACTGGTTACGCAGTAGATGATACAATCACTATTGTCAATGCCAATGCAACAGGTGTTAGAACTCTTGGTTCTATAGCAACTGCTGGAACAGGTTATGCTGCTGGATCTGCAATTGCAACAACTGCATCTGGATCTGGTACAGGATTTACTGCTGACATTACAGTTGATGGTTCAGGTTCTGTAACTGGAGTAACTATCAATGATGATGGTTCTGGTTATGCTAACTCTGAAGTCTTAACAATCACTAACGCTAATGCATCTGGAGTTAAAACTCTAGGATCAATTAGTGCAGGTGGTACTGGATACGGTTCAGGTACTGCTCTAAATACGACATCATCTGGTTCTGGATCTGGTCTAACTGTTAACGTTACTGTTACTAACGGTGTTGTTGACGGTGTTTCAATTAACAACGATGGATCAGGATATGCTGCATCTGAAGTAATTACGATTGCTAACGCTAACGCATCTGGTGTTAATACACTTGGTACTGTTACTGCTGCTGGTTCTGGATACTCTACTGGTTCTGCACTTGCAACTACAACGGGTGGATCTGGTACTGGTTTAACTGTTGACATTACAGCTAATGGATCTGGTGGAGTAACTGCTGTAGCAGTTAATAATGATGGTATAAATTATTCTAATGGTGATACATTGACAATCACCAATGCTAATGCAACTGGTGTTAATACACTTGGTTCTATTGTTTCTGCTGCTTCAGGTTATTCTGCTGGTACAGTTAATACAACCTCTGGAGGTTCTGGTACTGGATTAACAGTTACTGTTGCTGTTAATGGATCTGGTGGAGTAACTGGAATGACTGTCGTTAACGATGGTTCTGGTTATGCTGCATCAGATACAATCACATTAACTAATGCTAATGCATCTGGTGTTAAGACTCTTAATTCAATAATGGTCGCTGGTACTGGATACCCTGCTAGTCAAACTATAACTGGTGTTGCTACAACTACTAATAACTCTGGTACTGGATTGACTCTTGACGTTACTACCAATGGATCTGGACACGTAGTTGGTATTGCAATTAATAATGATGGTACTGGATATGCTGCTTCTGACACGATCACAATTTCTGGATCTGGAGATGGTAACTCAATTACTGGTGTTGCTGCTATTCATGGTAATGCAACAACTACTGTTGGTGCTATCCACGGTAACAGTGCTACCCTAACTGTGGGTGCTATTCATGGTAGTGCAGCAACGATTCCAGTTTCTGCAATTCATGGTAACAGTGCAACGATACCTGTATCTGCTATTCATGGTAATAGTTCAACTATTGATGTTGCAACAATCTTTGCTAACGCAACGGTTGATATCGCAACTACCTATACTCATGCTACCTTCGCACTATCCGATATCACAACGATGGAAGTTGGTGCAACCGTAACTGGTGCAACCTCTGGTACTACTGGAGTTATCACTGCTATGGGTACAAGTTTAATTACTGTTGATAATGTTGATGGATTCTTCAAAGTTGGAGAAGCTGTTGCTGCTAACGATGTAACTACATTGACTATATCCTCATTCGCTTAATAAAAAATGTCTGCTACAAAACCTGCCACTAAAACTGAGTTAAAAAACTATGCTCTTCGTAGATTAGGATACCCTGCTATTGACATCAATGTATGTGATGAGCAGCTGGATGACCTAGTGGAAGAAGCGATTGACTATTGGCAAGAATATCATTACGATGGTTCTGATAAACAGTTGATTAAGATTGAGGTTACTGAAGCTATTAAGACTTCTGCAATGGGCAGTACAGACATAACTGGAACTGACTGGAAGAAGAATAATCTTAGTATTGATCTACCTCCTGGCGTGGTAGGAATTAATCAGGTGTATGCTAATTTAAGTAGCAGTAGCGTAGTACCTGGTAACATGTTTAACATTAAGTACCAGATTTTCTTGAATGATATTTACGCATTCACGAACTCTCAAATCCTACATTATTATATGGTTTCTCAATATCTTGAGACACTTGATTGGGTAACTAACTCTCGTGCTAATCGTAGAATTAGATACAATAGGGTTGAGAATAAATTATACCTTGACTTTAGTTGGGATGAACTCACAGTAGGTAACTATATTTTAGTTGACTGTACTATGAGAACTGATACTGAAATCTTTACTTCTTCTTATAATGACAACTGGTTAAAAGATTATTGTGAAGCGATCTTCATGCAACAGTGGGGTCGTAACCTAAGTAAGTATGATGGCATTCAAATGCTAGGTGGTGTAACACTCAATGGTCGTCAGATCTTAGAAGATGCAT